TGGTGAACCTCCAATTAAATATTTTCCATTAACTCTATTAATGTACTTTTTTAATATAAATATACCCATTTGTGATTTTATATGATATACCTTTTGTGTTTTTGGATCGGTTATAAATTTATAGTTCATAATACTATATACATATATAATATTACAAAATTAATAAAATTATTTATAATTTGTTAATAGTTATTTTCTAGGATAATCCCATAATGTAGGATATATCTTTTTAACAAATTTTTCGATATCTTGTTGAATAAATATTTCTTTATCTTGTTGATGATTTTTTTTTCTAGATTGATTGACTGTTCTTATATCAATATCAAGCGGTGATTCGATTAAATCTTCATATAGAATTGCTTCTAAGTCTGGAAAAATTGGATATTTTAATTTCCATCTTTTAGTTCTACTTATATAATTTTGATTTGAAACTTCTCTGCGAGGTATTTCTTTAAACGGAAATTTCCAATCTAATTTTGTGTTTGATTGACATTGTAAATCATCATATTTTAATTTCATATCATTAATCCACTTATTATATGTTCTTGGTATTTTATATTCAATATTTTTCATTTTACCATTGGGAAGTTTAAATGCAGAACGAAGAGCTTTATTCAAATATTCAGTGATTGCTGCACTACCTCTCGAATATAACGTTCCTTGTGATAACCACCAATATATTCTTGCTATATTAGGTTTGACTTGTTTATTACTTATTATATTATTATATATACCTTCAATAATATTTACTACATCTTCAAGATTATTTTCGTCAGTATGAGATATCATATGTGATTCAATGTTGATATCTTCACCTTCATCAATATATTTGATATATACTAATTTTGTTAAACTTAAATCAAATTGTGTTCCATTTTTAGATATTTTTTGATATGTAACTATAGGAATATCTTCTTTATTATCTCTATAAACTTTATTTTTAATATTTTTCATCTTAAAATAATATGCTCTTTGTGACATACATTTACCTAAATTTTTTAATTCTTCTATATTATTGATATCATAATATATAGGTGTATTTACACTTATTTTACAAACACAAGGTTGAATGTCTTCGTTATTAGTAGATCCGTCCCCAACTTTTCCAGTTATAAAGTTATAGGGTAATCCATAATCACTTATCATACTATTTCGTGTAATTCCAAATGGAACAACTACATTTCTGTAATAAAGAAGTATATCTTCATATCTTATACTTGTTTTAAAATTATCTATGTACATTTGTAATGTATTACCTGGGTTTTTTAATGTATAATGGTTACGAACTCTTCTTTTAAAAAAATCTAGATTAAAAAGTCTTTTTTTTTTAGTTAGCATATATACATATACATATGCATATAATTCATATATATTTGTTATTTCTTCGATTTCTTGTTTATTAAAATCTTTTTCGTCTTTACAATAATAATTATAAGTTAATTTATCAAAAATTTTAAATCCTTTATCAAATAATATAGCATTATTGTTTAATAATTCTGCATCTTTTTCTTCCTCAGTTAATTCGAGATTTTTTTTTAGTGGACATATCCCTAGTTTATTATTATACATATTTAAATAACAAGTCATACCATATCTTTTTTTATGATCTATAAATGTTGTATCAGATAATTCTATCGATAATGGGATTTCATTTGGATTACCATCATTTTTAATTTTATTTATAATTTCATTGTCTAATTTAAAATCTATTTCAGGGTCTTCTTCAAGATATGATAAATACGTTCCTATAACATTTATCATATATCTACGTTGTGCTAGGTATGTTAATACTTGCTTTAATCCAGTATTTCTTTTTGCAAATGGAGTTATTTCATTGGGGTTTTGACCTTTTTTTGCAGCATTTATTTGTTTTTTTATCATCCACGATGCTTTTTTAGTAACTATTTTAACCATTTTGTCGTAAAATGTTTGATTACCAGAATAACTTTTACAATAACCTTCAATTGCACAACTTTGATTGGGGTTTAGATTAGAATTTTGATTTGAATATTGATTTGGATTTATATTTGAATTTGGATTTGCAGCACTTGCCATTTAATATAATATAATATAATATTGATAAATATAAATTTAGTATAACATTTTAATTTAAGTTTTGCTAAATTTTAATTTTGTTATATTCAACTATCATGGGATTGTAAACTATTACTTGATTGTAAACGATTTATTTGACCTCTTAAACTGTTTAATTGATTTCTTCCATATAATTTTTTTGCAGGATATTTAATATAAGTTTTATTTTTTGCTTCTGGTAATTTACTTGATTGTCTTTGTGTTGGTCTTTGTGGTTGTCTTTGTTGTCGTTGTGGTTGTCTTTGTTGTGGTTGTGGTTGTCCTTGTGGTCTTCTTTTTGGATATTCCCATAAAGTTGGATATATTTTTGTAATAAAATTTTCAATATTTTGTTCTATATCTACAGTAAATAAATTTGGTATATCGTTTCCATCAATATCTATATTACTTGTATAGTTATTATGTATTTTAAAATCATTTTGCATCATTACTTCTAAATCTGGAAATGTTGGAACGCGAATGTCAAATGTATCAGTTTCGTGATAAAATATATAATCCCCTGTATATGGTTCTAATCCACTGGATGTTAATATTCTACTTAAATATTTAGGTATTTTATGATATTTTTCAATCTTAAACCCAATTGGTAATCCGAATGCAAGACGAAGAGATTTATTGAAAATTTCAGAAATTGCTGCACTACCTTGTTGGTATATTATTCCGTGTGCAAACCACCAATATATTCTTGCAATACTATCTTCTATATTTATGATTTTTTTATTAGATATAATATATGTATATATATTTTCCATTATATCTAAAACTTCTGGTAAATCTTCGGGTTTAGTATGAATTACACGTGCATATCTATCTTTTACATTTGTTTTTAAACCTCCATCTTGATACATTAAAGATGTTAAATTAATATATTTTTGTGATTTTAATTTACGTATGAAATATTCATTGGTATTTTTGCTACTATATATTGCTGGTATTTTGGCAACTGTATTTATAATAATATCTGTATTATTTAATGTTTTATCTTTTTCAACTTTGTTTTCAGTATATTCTCTATTAATATGACTTGATACGGAGTTTGATTGTAAAACTTTATTTTTTATATCTGCCATTCTATAATAATATCTACCCAATCCATTTAAATTTTTTAATTTCATTGATCTACCATCATATGCTATATTTAATATATATGTAAAAAGTTCTACATTACAAAAACAATATCGCATATTATGGTTGAGCTCTATTTTCCCCATATTGAAATGTAGTGGAAGACCATAATTTGTTATATTTTTATTTCTTATAATACCATACCCGAGATTTGCTTTCTCATAATTTAAACTATGAAAATTATGACAATTTAATATAAATTCATCATCATTTCTAAATTCATTAAAAATTTGTATTAAATCTAAATCTTTTTTTGATAGATACTTTTCTCTATAATCATGACGCATTCGTAAATAATCACCCATCCTATCTAATATTAGAAATACTGTTGCATATGAATATAAATCATATAAGTCAGTAATTTCTGTTTCTTTATTTTTCTCTATTTTTTCTATTAGATTTATTCCTGTATCAAATAATAAATTCATATTTTTCTTCCATTCAATTGCATATTTTTCAACATCAGTTACATTATCTTCATTGTAATTAGGACAAAAATAAGATGTTTTAATGGTTGTGATGTCTACAAATGCTTTGACATAACTTTTACATTTGTCTTTGTTTAAAATTTGATTTTTATATTGTGATATAAATTCATCAGTCGCAATTTCTATTGAAAATGGTGTTCTTCTTTTCCTATCAGTTTTTAAATGAATATTACTTGGATTTATTTTAATTTTCTCTAATTTTTGTTTATATAAGACGGAATATGGACCTTCTATAGGATAATTTAAGAATGGTAAAAAAAGTTGTATAATATTTATCATATATCTTCGTTGTGCAAAATAGGTTAAGATTTGTTGTAATGGTGTTTTTCTCAAAGCGAATGGAGTAATTGTATTTTTATCTTCGTATTTGGCATCTTTTTGTTTTTTTATAAACCATTTTCCTTTTTTTGTAATTACATTTACAATTTTTTCATACATTTCTTGTGTTCCAGAGTATTCAACCGGACGTGTGCTTTTACCACTATTTTTTACTATTCCAAATGGAACTTTGTTGTTTGGATTTGAATTTGGATTTGAATTTGGATTTGAATTTGGATTTGCAGCACTTGCCATTTAATATAATATAATATAATATAATATAATATAATATTGATATAAATCATTTAAAATAATATAAAGATTAATTCTAATTTGAGACGAATAAAATATAAATGGTATGTCCACGAGATATTTATGCAAATGATAGAACTCTCGAAGCTGGTATAAGAACTTCACTTGCATTATTTGCATTCGGAATATTAATTATAAAGTTTGATACAAACAATGTAGTTATAGGTACATTGTTTAATATTTTAGGAATACTACAACTTATATACTCTCAAACATATTATTTAATACAAATAAAGAAATTTAAAAATCCCGACTCAATATTTGAAGGTGTTTATATAAATTTCCAAATAATAATATCTACTATTATAATTGTTACTATGATTGTTCTATTTAGTTTATTACTGAATAAATAAAACAAAATAAAAATTTATTTAACATTAAACAAAAATTTATTTAACATTAAATAAATTTTTGTTTTAAAGTGTAGGTTATAATATTAAATAATCTATATTAAAATGAATTTATCATTAGATATGTTTATCGAACATGATGTATATCAATTTATAGTTAAACATTTAAGTATAATAGACATTCTTAATATGTGCTGTGTTTCTCGTTCTTTTTATAATAATAACATTAATATAAGACGTAACATAGAAGATTTTTTTTATAATAGGATTTCTTATGATATGCAAATGTATTATAATGAGAATAATAAAAATTTTATTAATATAATCCGAGAGATATATAGTTTAAGATATATCCATTTCAGTGTACAGTTATCAGGTGTTATGAGGTGCAATTCTAACTATTCAAATATGCCTACATTATATACTCTTCCATATAATTGTATTCCTCGCATTAAAGATGATAAAATAATATTGGGTTGTCCTAGATTAGGTAAATATAATCCATTCTATTATTTTAAAAAGGGAGCATATATTGTCGCTACACTTACAGCATCATTGGTATTTTTAAATAGTAAAATATCAAATGTAAATGTACTTAAATTCCATATTAATGGAAAATATATAGATAATTCTAAAAAAACACAGAATATATCAAAACAATCTATTAAAACATCTATTGGTATAATTTATATTGATATATTTAACCTTTATGATGAGCATAAGTTGTATGGATTAAATATATTATGCGATGAATTATATTTTAAACAATATATTTTAAATAAGTTATTAAAATCGCATATTATTTGATGGTGTTTTGATTACTTAAAAATAAAAAAATATCTCTATCTAAAATAATGATATGCTATATATTTAATATAATTGATTTGTTAGTATGTTATCCATTTAGAAGTTGTATATATCATTCTGAAAAATCTATATCGAATTGTATGGGTAATGACAGTAATGACAGTAATGACAGTAATGACAGTAATGACAATCATGGTAATGATGTTTCCGTTGGAAGAGATTCAGGAATTCAATCAACAAGTATTGAAATGGGTAGAGCATCACCACATAATTTAAAGGTCAAAAGAAACAAAAGTCATGCTCCGAAACATATAAATACAATGAATGAAAAAATGATTGATACAATGAATGAAAAAATGATTGATAATACAATGAATGATAAAATGATTGATAATACAATGAATGATAAAAAAATAAATGAAAATTATGATGAAATAACTGGTGATGATTTAACATTTACCCATTCGATAAATTCTGATAGTGATGATGATTATATATTACCTGACCAATTTATTGACAGTCAACAATAGATTTCGATTAATTAATTAATATTTATTACGATTACGTTAATATTTATAATTTAATGTAATTCTTATTTATATAATAAAGATTATTATGATGAACATTATTTGGTTCAGTAATTGTTCGTATAAAAATAAACATTTAGTAGGTGGTAAGAATTCTTCATTAGGAGAATTATATAATTTATCGCAAATAATGGGTTTTCATACTGCAAACGGTTTTGCAATTACAACTACATTATATGATGAATATATAAAACAAAACAAACTTGATGTTGTTATTGAAAATTTATTTAACGATAATAGTATTGACATTAGCGATTTGGATGTATTAAATAGAGAAAGTAAACGTATTAAGGAATTAATCACCAATGGTTCATTTAATGATGAACAGGAAATTAATATACATAAGTGCTACACCCAATTATGTAATATTTATAATACAAATGATATAGAGGTTGCAGTAAGAAGTAGTGCAATTGCTGAGGATTTACCAAACGCATCATTTGCTGGACAACAAGATACATTTTTAAATGTAAGAAGTATCGACCATCTTTTAATTGCAATTAAAAAATGTTTTGCGTCATTATACAATTCTTGTGCTATATCATATAGAAGTACTCATAATATTGATATATCGCAAGTAAAAATTTCCGTTGGAGTTCAGAAAATGGTTCGTTCAGATATTGGTTCTGCTGGTGTTTCATTTTCAATTGATCCCGAAACTGGATATAATAAAGCGATAATAATCAATTCATCGTTTGGTTTAGGAGAATCAGTTGTAAGTGGTTCAATTAAACCGGATGAAATAATTATAGACAAACGAACATTAAATTTTATCGACTCTGACCCTATTATAATGAAAAAATTGGGTGATAAACATATTAAAACAGTTTATAAAGATTTTGGCGATTTTACTGAAAATACGTATGAGAATAAATCTTGTTCTAAAACGGAAGATGTTGAAACATCTACATATGAAAAACTTAATTTTAGTATAACAAATAATCAAGCAATTATATTAGGGAAAATAGTCTATAATTTAGAGAAAAAATATATGGATATATTTGATAAAAAATGTGGAGTTGATATTGAATGGGCAATAGATGGAATCGATCGTAATATATACATAATACAATCTCGTCCTGAAACAGTGCATAGTAATGTAAATAATTTAGAATTGCAAAAATATATATTGGATGAAAAATCGGCGATTATTTCGACCGGAGTATCAGTAGGAAATAAAATAAGTTGTGGTCCAGTAAAAATCCTACAATCTGTATCCGAATATAAATCATTTCAAAAAGGTGATATATTAGTAACCGATATGACTACCCCAGATTGGGAACCACTTATGAAAATATCTTCCGGTATTATAACAAATAAAGGTGGGAGAACTTGTCATGCAGCTATTGTTGCAAGAGAATTAGGAATAAATGCGGTTGTTGGTACGGGGAATATTACCAATATTTTGAGTGATGTGGTTATCAATGAAATGGATAATGAAATTCCAAATAAAATTGTAACAATATGTTGTTCTGAAGGAGAAAAGGGAATAATATATGATGGTAATTTAAAATATCATATTGATACGATGAATATTGATGGTAACAAACAAATGCCTATTAAAATGATGTTTAATGTTGGAAATCCAGAGAATAGTTTTTCTGCTGCAATGATACCGAATGAAGGTGTTGGATTGGCACGTTTAGAATTTATTATTAATAATTATATTAAAATTCATCCTCTCGCATTATGTGAATATCCAAATGTTGAACCATCACTTAAAAATACGATTTATGACCTTATTGGTGACCATGAAAATGGACGATGGTTTTTTATAAAAAGATTAGCTCGAGGTATATCTAAAATTGCATCGGCGTTCTATCCGAATGATGTTGTTGTTCGCCTTTCGGATTTTAAATCAAATGAATACAAGAGTTTAATAGGAGGAAATATATATGAACCCAGTGAAGAAAACCCAATGATTGGATGGAGAGGAGCATCTAGATATTATAGCAAAGATTATACAAAAGCATTTGAACTGGAATGCCTTGCAATTCAATATGCAATTAATGTAATGAAAATGACGAATATTATTGTTATGATACCATTTTGTAGAACAACGGATGAATGTAAATTAGTGATTGAAACAATGGAAAAATATGGTCTCAAACGAGGAGAGAATGGTTTAAAGATTTATCTTATGTGTGAAATACCAAGTAATGTAATTGAGGCAGATTTATTTTCCCAATATGTTGATGGTGTTTCTATAGGTGGTAATGATTTATTACAACTTACACTTGGTATAGATAGGGATAGTGAAAAAATAACATATCTTAGTCAACATACGAATATAAGTTATCGAAGAATGATTTCTAGTGCTATTAAAGAATATAAAAAGAATGGTGTAAAAGTTGGTTTTTGTGGTCAACAACCTTCTGATAGTCTTGAATTTACAAAATTTTTAATTGATGAAGGTATTGATAGTATTTCTGTTATTCCAGAGAGTGCTATAAATACAATACATCAATTGGGGAAAGTTTAATGCAATGCAAACAAATTTATAAAATATAAATAATAATTTTATCTTATTTAAAATGATATTACTATATTTATTATAATAGTATCACAGTATCTATGGAATTAGAGACAACAAATTTTGATATTAAAACTATTTTTACTGTATCAAATGATTATGTAAATGATAATGATAATGTAAATGATAATGTAAATGATAATGTAAATGATAATTCTGAAATTATTTATTGTATATCAGATGATAAAACATATTTTGCAGTTAAAAATTTGTTTACATCAAATGTTGATATTTATAAAATGGGTCAACACCCATCTATTATATTATCAATTCCATACGATAAACGTAGTGATATAATAAAAATAAAAATAATTAATGATTATGCATATATTATAACAAATAAAGTCATTGAATGTTTTAATATTAGTACAAGGAATAGTGTATATATAAGTTCATATAGAGGAAATTTGGAATCAATATATTTTGGAATTCAAAAATTAATAATGCTTATGAATTATGGAAATGATAAATGCACTGTAAAAACAATGATTTCTGTAAATAGTTTTGGTGCCGAAGCATTGACGGAAAATGTAACTATTAAAGATGTTCATTTGATGGGTAATAAACCAATCATATGTTATGATGACCTTGTTGAAGTTTGGGATTTGGGATATAACACAATTCCGAAAAGTGTATCAGTAGGCGTTAATGTAGATAAAGTATTAGAAGTTTATAATTCATTTGTATATGTTTTAGATGAAGCATCACATCTTATTTATGTAAATATGAAAAATAGTGAATTTATTCGTAGTAAACGCCGATTTTCTTTTTTCAGAGCAATTGATGATGGGTTGGGTCTTGGTTGTGATTTAAATGGAGATTTGGTGTTGATACATATGCTCTTTTTTAATGAGGTAGAATTATGTAGTGCATTGAACATGTATGTTTCGTGTTGTTCCGATTTGTCTGTAGGAGTTAGAAATACCAGAAGTAGTAGTAATGAAGGAATGTATGCATTGGGATATATTGATGGATATGTTCAAATTATAACGAAACATGGTGATGAAATAGAGACATATGATGTTAAAATGTTCGATAACAGTGTAATAGATATATGGATTTTGGGTAAAAGAGTATATGCAAGTTCTATAGATTCGATTAAATACGTTATGTGTGATATCTAAATTCAATTTAAAATTGAATTTAGTTAAAAACTTAGTTGTAGTGTTTAAATAAATGACTGTTGTATTCAAACCGAACCTTAATACTCAATACTGGGTTGATGCTCATTCGTATCAAACTGATTCTGTGAATAAAGCAATTGAATACTTTAAAGAGAATCCTCAAAATCATATGTTTAATTATGTGAATGGTGGTTATAAGTTTGATTTGGTGCGAAATTTTATTGAATTGGGAATGGATGGTTTTAATATGATTCGTGAGGATGGATCATTGGGATATCTACAAAAAATAAATATAACATCATTGATGATGAGAGATGCTATATATGGTATTGGAACTGTTCCTATTGTATATAATGCGAATATCAAAAAATATGATGCATATGGTAATGACAAGAAGGATTATGATAATTGGTACACTTCTCTTACCAGTTCTGATATTGATAAGTACAAAAAAATGTATCCAGATATGATATTTGAGGAAATGTTTAACAGAATGATGAATCGTTTTGGACATATACTTCCTCCCAAATAAATATTTTATAAATGGTTATAAAAATTTATATTTTTATATACATATATATATTATATATATTATATGGCAAAAAGTGCGTTTGTTGTTAATCCATTAACTGGTAGAAAAGTTAAAAGAGATGGTTTAGTAGGTAGAAAAGTAGTCACACTATTACAAAAGGGCGGTAAAGTAAGTGCAAAGAATAGTAAACCACGAAGACTGAGTAAACCACGAAGACTGAGTAAACCACTTAAGGGGGGTATGAATCACAATCATTGTCCGCTAATTGTACAAGAAAAAAGACAACGAGAACTTGATTTTTTAGGAGAATTAAAAACTTATAGTTTTTATCAGGCGGGATTAGCAAAGGTATTTGGTGCAATGTGCAGAACACCAGGATTCCCACCACAACCACCTACAATGTTCGATCATGACCCACCTCATATGTCTAACAGTGATCTACAAGATTGGTATGATATGCATAGTGATGATCCAAATTTTAAGAAAGTATTCCCAAAAGTTCTTACTTGGTGTAGAATTAAAAATTATATCGCAAACCTTGATAGAAGTGCATTAACTAATTAAATTATTATTGTATTTTTAATTTTCTATTATTTGTTATTTATTATAAGAGTACTATTATAATAAATAAAATGTATTTATACATAAATGAGCCAAGCAGATTTTTTATCTGAAAGAAATATCAAAGTTATGTCAAGGGTTGTTTCAGAAACTATGGGTCGAAATGGTATACCAATTGAACCGAATGATTCTAAAATACGTGAAGAACTTATATCAATTATGAGAAGTGTTCAATCAAATCAAGACTTATTAGCCAAAGCTCATAAAAATAATCCTAATAATAAAATTGGAATACGCAAAGAATTAAATAAGGAAGTTCTCAATAAATTAATCCCCAGATTAAAACAAACAATTGGTAAAAATGCAAATAATGTAAATATCGTTTTCCCACAACACGCTAGACAAGGTATTGAACAAAATTTTGTCGATTATCCTAAAGGATACGTAAAGGGTGATTTAGAATCAGCAACATCAATTCATCAACGAATGATGGAACAAAGAGAAAATGATGGTATGAGACAACAAAATATATATATGCCACAACAGCAACAAATGCAAAAACAAATGACATTTATGCCTTCAAATTCTACGGATACTGGATTTCCTGCACCATTTGAATCATCTACAAGAGACATTCGCAATGGAGATGTTAAATCAGCATATGAAAGTATGATGTCTGATAGAGGTATTCCAGGAATAAAACCAACTCTTAATCAAGTAGGTTCACCAATAATTTCCAATACAAACACAGTCGAACCGCCTCCAGTTGTTCTTCCATTTCCAGAAGGAAGAGTAGAAATTCCTGCTGAAAATCCAAATATGCAAAAATACACTGATCAACATTCAAACAATGTAAATAGTATACAATCTTATGATGATATTCTTTCACACCGAAACAATGAAATAAATGAAATGTTATCTAACCGAAATGCACGATTAGATGAAAATGAAAAAATAAAATTACGAGATAATGTTCCATCTATACCTCCCCCACCCCAATTTTCTGTTAATTTGGATACAAATGTAACAGAACACAATGCATATACAAATATGTCAAATATTGATGGAGATCCAGAAAATAATTTTAGAACTAATGGAGATGTTGAAAATGTATTTACAAATAGAATTATATCTGAAAATGCAAACAAGATACAAAAAAGTCAAATAATAGAAAGAGAGTATTATGTAACAATAGATAGTAGAGATAGAGACAGAACTGTATGGTCAAATCCTAACAATTATGCAATAAATTTCCAAGGTAGTAGTAATTCCAGTATTGGAAGAGTATTTAAAAATGTTAAAAGTATAAAATTAATCAGTGCACAATTTCCATATATAAGCGATTTTAATTCTACACGATATATAACTCTTGAAATCGAGGAAATAGGTAGTGTTAGTTATGGGACAAATATAACACTTTCAAAAGCTTTCGCGAAACTTAAATTTGAAGATGATTCTATAAGAACACTTCAAAGTAATGTAGGAAAATTTGTATCTCCGGATATTGAAGATACATCTAAAATTTACAAAAAATCATCACTAGGTCATTTAAATAAAATGACAATACTCTTTAGAAAACCAGATGGTTCAATACTATCATTTGGTTCAGATTATTTAGCATCTGCGACAGGAAATGATTATAATGTTACATCGGCATTAGACGTTGCACAAGGTACTGATGAGCATGATGGATATATTAAAATAACAACAAATGTTATTGATGATATATGGAGTGATATAAATATAGGAGATGCTGTATTTGTATCATTAGATGACACAGCATCTGGTGATACAGTACCATCAATAGTAGGAGATCATATTATTCGTGCAGCAGTTAAAACTGGTAGTGGGGCAAATTATATTATACTTGATACAAAAGTCAATACTTTTACAACAACTGGTACTCAATCACACGTAAAAGCAAATATAACAAATGTACGTTCAAGTAGTATTTGTGATAGATTACAAAATACTTTAACATTTAAGGTGGTTACTCTTGAAAAAGACAGTGATGATATTTTACAAGATATTGAGGTATAATTTTCTTAATCATTAGTTTCTTGCTTAGTGTGTTTATCATATATTTTTTTTAATGAACCTCTATTTAAACGATGGAGTCTTTTCATTGCAAGTTTTTCACGTAGTTTTTCACGTGCACTTTTATTTTCAATGTTTTGAGGGTTTTGAGGAACAGTATGATTACATTCTTCGGTGTGTTGGTGTTGATTTTGTTGATTTTGTTGATTTTGTTCTAAATTAATATTCATAAAAGATGGACCACTCATTTTAGGTTGTTCTTGTTGGGTTTGTTGTGAATTTTTATCAGTGCATTCGGATATATTATTGTCTGTCATTACCTATTATGGTATTGACACACTAAAACTTTAAATATAACTTTTTGATTAAATAATTATTTTGTTTTATTTTACATTTATAGTAAAATCCATTAAATTATTTATCTCTAAATATTCTTTATAATCATTGTTTATTTTTTTATAGAGTTGTTTTTGTATTATTTTTAATATATTAATTACAGTATTGCGGACGTTAATACTTGGATTAGATGTAAATAAATCATTTTGATAATATTCATAAACAAGTCTAGTTAAATTATACATCTTTTGATGTAATTTATCACAATCATCTATACTATTTTTATCACAAGACAATTCAATATCACCGATTGGTGATATTTTGAATCTTCTGTTAAAATTTAATATTTCTTTTACTATAAATTTATTTGGAATAATATCTATTTTTTGTAAAACATCAATAATAACATCACAATCACTGATTATTTGTGATACAATAGGTTTATTTCCATTAAATAGTTTATATAATCTTTTTATTATGATATAATTATTTGTCTCTATTGCAAACAACCATAAACGTTTTGCATACTTTAGATAATCAGTTTGACATTTATAACATATTATATAATCATATAATGTTACCAAATAAGGTTTTTCAAATTTTTTAGATAACCATAATGGATTATTTAACGCGTTTTGTGATTTATATTTTGATTCATTTTCAAATTCTTCCGGTGAATTTATAGGATAGTATTGTAATATAAAAAATGAAGTACATTCAATTAATCGATTGTCTATTTTACCATATACATCAATCTTTACAATTGATTTTTCTTTTTGATTTAATGCTTCTTCCATTGTAATTTTTCTTCCTTTAATATGTTTGAAACCATTTACCATTTCATCAATATCCCATCTTAATGTATAATATTCTCTTAATTTATTTGAAAAGTCAACAAATTGTTTCGGCGTGGGATTATCATGAATGTATGTAAGAATATCACTATATTCTTGATTTGAAAACAATTTTTTATCAAATAAATTTTTTAATATTTTTAATATTTTCGCTTTGTTATAACCTATTATTACCGCATTTTCTATGAAAATTACTTTTTCAGTTGTATTATATGTTGCTTTTTTATTAAGGATATTTGTTTCTTTTGTTTTTTTTGTTTCTTTTATTTTTTTATTTTTAATGTCTCCAATATCAATAAAATATCTATTATCATACCCTAATTTAAAGTCTGAAAAGTAAATATTATCAGATAATTTTATTTTCATTGCCATTTCTTTAAACGCATTCGAGTAATAAGAAATTGCAAATTTTTTGTTACCAATAACAACGGATACATCATTTACATCAATATCACCTGGATATTTAAACATATCATATTTGAATGTTCCGACAACTTTTGTTTCTCCATGAATACTTGGTAAACTATCAATTGTTATTATTTTCCATATATTTAATAATTCTTTTGCATAAATTTTTTCAATCGACGTGAATTTTGTAATATCTCTTAATTTAATTACTATGTCGTCATTGTTGGATGTATTGGATGTGTTGGATGTGTTTATATTTTGTGTATCTCTTTTTATAATGATAGTATTTTGTGTATTTTGTGTATTTTGTTTATTTTTTTTTATTTTTTTTTTTAATTTTTTATTTATTTTGTTTATTTTTGTATCTAATTTATTTAATTCAAGTTTAATATTATCGTTATCTAATAAAATAGATTTTTTACTAACACTATTAAGTATATATAACGCAATTTTAATTGATAAATTTGATAACATTGTAATTTATATTATATATAACATATAAATTTCTGTAATTTATATATTATTTCTGTAATTTCTGTAATTATTGTAATTTATGTAATTATTTATATAAATCATACAATCTAATTTAAATCCCAAAGGTATTTTCACCACTATATATTATATATAAAAATCCATCTTTATCCTGGTGTTGTTTATATATAGTTGACATCATACTATTTGCTGGTGGTAATATATTATTTATAAATATAAATAATGCCTCTTGTTGTTTTAATGCTAATCGTTTTCTAATTATAAAAATAAATTGTCCTACAGTTAAGTCACTTGGTACAAGATATTTATTTTTATCAATATTTTTAAGATTTGCGGTAGGTGCTTTTTCTACTATAACTGGTATTCGTTCTGGATATTTTTCCAAAATACGACTTGACTCTTGCAATCTTTTTTCAAAAGTATGCTTATTTTTAAAATTTGTCATATTATGTATTATACTTTGAAAGTAATTCTTAAAGTATTAATTTAATTAATGTATTTTAAAAATATTATTGATTTATTATTGATTTATTATTGATTTATTTTAAAAATATTGTACAATATTATAAATGAAAGCTATATTAGTTAAGAATTTAGTTTTATTTGTTTCATTTTTTGTTATATATAGTATTTATTTTAATGTAAAACCAAGTGATTGGAATGGTCTGGAAAACAACCCAAATGATTTTATTAATGCAATGTATTTTAGCATTGCTACACATAGTACAACTGGTTATGGAGATATAAATCCAACAACTAGTGTAGGAAAAGTAATAACATCAATTCATATGTTGTTAGCATTTTTAATAAATATATTATAAGTGTCGATACGGAGATTCGAACTCCAGTTTTCACGGCCACAACGTGATGTCCTACCACTAGACGATATCGACTAGTATAAAGTATTTATATAAAAAATATTATAGTATTTGTTCTATAATATTTTATTTAACGATGAGTGTGAGATTTGAACTCACGCGGGGAAACCCCAATAGATTAGCAGTCTATCGCCTTAACCACTCGGCCAACTCATCTAATACTTTATTTCGATTGCATGAAGTGGGATTCGAACCCACGCCTCATAGAGACTAGCGCCTAAAGCTAGCGCCTTAACCAACTCGGCCATCCATGCAAATTTTATTTTAATTGTTTTAAATTTAATAATTTGTTTTATTATTTTTGATATGTTTTTTTTGGTATATTTTTTGGTATATTTTTTGGTATATTTTTTGTATTTGTATATTTTTTGTATTTGTATATTTTTTGTATTTGTATATTTTGGTATTTTCGTTTGTATATTATTCATCACTTTCCTCGTCACTCTCTTCACTGTCATTGCTCTCATTTTCTTCGTCACTCTCATCAAATGCGCATACACCTTTCTTAAGATCTCCCTCAGAACCAGATGATACAACAAGAACTTGTTTCAATACAAGAGTTACACCAAATCTTTGTGCAGCCACCCAAACCGAAGAAACTTGGAAGAGACATTTGACAGTTGCACCACGTTGAAGAGCATCTTCAACACTAATTTTGTGTCGGTTAGAATCGAATGCCTCGCATTGGAAAGTATCTGATTGTTCTTTGTATCCTTTATACAATTTAATACGAATACTATCAGGGAATTTACCATTCAGTTCACCAGTATCTCTATCTTTGGATTTACGAATTACATCAGTAAAGAGTACTTTTACTACATCGAGTTTGGTGTATTTTTTCTTAAACCAATCCGTTGAATACTTGACAGCATCTTTAATAATTTTCTCTTGGAAATTCTCCATCATTTTATGGAAAGTTTGCTGTCCATCGCTCTTATTTTTAGAAAATGCAATATCAGTATTAAATTTTCCACCCTCCCAAGAAGCGAGACCAAATGGAACATCCATTTCCGGACTTGCCCATCGAAAAGGTCCAACATCACCATTTTTATTCTTGTAATTAATGTAAATTGTTCTCCCTCCTGAAGCATTCGCTTTAACATCGGAATATACTACATTATTCAAATCAATTTCATTACTTTTCATATTATTGTTGTTCTTGCTCATTTTCTTCTTACTCTTTATTGTGTCTTATCTTTAAGTTTTAATTTTTATTTTTTTTAAAACTTTTCAAGACTGAATTTGGTCAGTAAATTTTAATTTATATTTATTTGATTTATATTTGATTTATATTTGATTTATATTTGATTTATATTTGATTTATATTTTCATTATTTATTTATACTTAAAACTTGATATTATAACATAAGATAAATGGTATTAAAAATATATACAAATAAAAGAAATTATCATATATGGTATCGAATAAGTATTTTATTATGGATAATATTAGGTGTGTCTTCGTGTATTATAGGTTTTGTCAGAAATAATACTTATATGGGTTATGGAGGTATTATAATAGTTTTTATTGCTATAGTTTATAGTATATATGTTCATTATTCTGAAAAACGTCGTGATAGAAAATTAGAAGATATATATGACAATTTTAATAGACCGTCATCTATATCTTATGAAAGTACTTAAAAATAAATCAATTTTCTTGTTTATCATTTTGATAATCACCTACGTTATGATAATCATCATTATAATCCCCAACATTATAACCATTCATATTTACATTTATTATATCGTGGTTTTGGTTTTGGTTTTGGTTTTGGTTAATTAAATTAGAGTATTGTTCTACTGGATTTTTATTTTGTTGTTCATTTTGTATTAATTTTGCACCTTTTAATAAAAGCACCGAATTTGATGGATTTGCTTTGTTTCTTTCTTTTCTAGTACTTTTCATTAGTTTAAAGAATTGTTGCATTGTTTTCTTTTGAACTTTTTCTACTTGACCTGCAAAAGTTTCATATGCTTCAGAATGATTTTCAAAATTCTTATATGTTCCTGTAAGTTGGAAGTATTCCCATCCTTCGGCACGAAGTGTTTCTAATGCCATACGATACATAAAGTAATGCTCTCTAAACTGGAATACTTCGGATATTATATTACAAATTGTAGTAAGTGCTGAAATACCTAAAACAGTCCAATATATAATATCTCGTAATGATTCATCGAGATTTTGAACAGATAGTATAAGTGGTGTAACTAAAGTTCCAAATGCTATTATAAATTTAAATAAATTTGCAAAAATTTTAGTATTTTTTGATTCTTTACGAAAATTATCTAACTCTTCAAGATATCTATATTTCAAAAATAATTTATATGTATCTGGTAAGTCGATTTTTCCTATAATTTCTCTCATATGATTGATTTTTTTATCTTCACAACATAATGAATTTGTTCCACAACAAGACATTTTAATATAAAATATTGTATTCTTTATATTAAAATGTATAATATAGTTAAAAAATGTATAATATAGTTAAAAAAATGTATAATATAATTTAAAAAGTATAGTTAATTTTGCGTAATATTTTACAATAATTCCATCTTATTAGGATCGCAAAATTCTATTATATGCTTATTAACAACCCTTCGTATAATTAATGGAATTTTGTGTTCATTCAATTCTAAAATTGCAATTTCAGTTGGTGTTCGCTTTGTATCCCTTCTTTGTATTTGAGATATTGCCCCCATTGAAATCATTTGTGACCGAACACCAATAAGTTTAGTATACTCATACTTTGATATTATTAAAGGAGTAAATTTAGGTTTACCAGCATCATTCTGAGAACTTATATCTTTTAATATAGTTGAAACATCATCAATTGGTACATCAGAATCTGATATGTGTTCGTCATCTGAATTAAATTCAAATTCATCTTCACTATTATATTGTTGTTCTGGTTCACTATCTGACATATCTTATTATTTATAATAATTGTTTATATTAAATTCAATTTTAATTTAATTAATAATAAAAATCTAAATTGATACATTAAATATAATTATAACCTAATCTTCTAATTTCCAAACATTTGAACACGGAATATCTTCTTTAGATTGCGTACATACCAATGTTATACTCATATCTTGCATATCTCTTATCATTACTGCTTCGGTATTTTCTTTTTTACATTTAGGACAATCATATTCAGTAGTTCTCATATGGGTTATATCATTAATAATATTTCTGGCGAGTCTCGGTCTAATTGAAATATTTTCTTGAGTACTTTCATAATATTTTTTTGATACTACTTTTCTTTCGCTTTGCCGTTCATAATTACAAATCTCTCTTTTACATTTGTAAATTACAGTATTACCAGTTTCTTTATTTATCGATGGGTCCATTGCAGAATTACATAAATCACAGAATTCCATTTCCTTACACTTAGTTTATATTTTCATATTCAATTTTTAAATTTATTTATTAAAAGTTAAATTTTGAATTTATTTCAGTTAAATTAGAAATTTATTTCAGTTAAATTTCGTTAAGTTAAAACAATTTAAAATGATAATCTATGTATATTTATAGGGATGTCATGGTTTTTTGGTTTTTTTAATAAAAATAATAATGATTGTAAAAATATAATAGCACTTGACGAGTCATCGTTCTTAGAAAAAGATAGATTTGTTAAAAATCTAAGTGTTCATCAAAAATTGTTCTTTTCACAAGATAACAATGTTGATTTACTTGATAGTGCTTGGTCAATTGATTCTAAATTAACATTAAATGTTATTTTTGCAAAAAGAAAACTATCCGAAAATATGATGAACTCATTTATAGAATCGATGATGTGGTTATATAACATTCATACGGATAAATTTTTAGATATATTACATCATATCCCTGATGTGTGTTTTTGGACTGATATAATAATATTAAATCGTAAAATAAAAGATACTATAGTTACTAATAAAATTGCATATATATTTGCAGAACATCTACAAAAAGATATATTATCAGATAATTATGTATCAGCTTGTTGTAATTATATACCATTTCAAACACGAAAATATTCAAAATTACAAAGTTTAATTATGAATGAAATGAAAGTTAACATAAACGAATATAGAAGAATAATTATGGCTCTTAAAGAAAGATATTCATTAAATAAAAAGGAAATTTATAAAACAAACACATATATAAATCCAATCACATTAATATGTAAATATGTAAAATCAAAATCTATTAGTGATACATATGAAGAACTATTTTCTAGAGTAATATCTGATTATATGAATTGTCATATCGTTGAAAACACAACATTAATAATCGACCCATCTGTAAATTTTAATACTATCACGTTACGTCTTGTTACTTTATTAAATATTATGTATAATATGACATCTAATAATCAATTACTAAATATGAATATAAATAACAATAAAACATTTAAGGAAAATATATCTAATCAGGCAATTAACCATATTAAAGAAGATGAATATATACAATTTTTGTCTTGTAGAAACGTAAAAAACAAAAACATTTTGTTTATATCATCATCATCAATTTCGAATGATAGTTGGATTTTAAAGGAAAATCCCGAAAATATTATTAATGTAATAATTAATAAAAATAATACCCTTGACGATACTAATATTTCATTAGATACAATTAAAAATACAAATTCACATTTTGAACTAAAGGAATATACTTTAGGGAACGGTACAAATGTTATAGATATATGCACTAGTCCTCATATATTTATTATAATATTATTAAAAATTAAAGATTTTACTATAGATAGTATTATAAAATCCTTAACAGATGATGTTAATCACATAGTTTAATTTTAAATTAAACATTTAATTTATTTATTGAATTCTTTATCAGATACAAAATCCCATTGGTCAATTTGATTTTTATTTTCATTTTTATTTTCATTATCAAATGAATACTCACTATTTTGTTTGTATTCGTATTCATTGTATTTATCGTATTCATCACCATAAAATTTATGATGTGGACAATCATTCCTAACATTTTCTACATTGTTATCGACATTTTGGTTGTCATCAACATTTTCATTATTGTCTCCAAGCAAAACATTTTCATAAGTATCTACAAATGGCATTGTTAATGTCCAAAGATTATCGTATAAACAATAATTTTCATATGATGTCAAACCTTCAGAAAATGAAAGGATTCGAGTTGCCGATATATTTAACCATCCAGTTGTTTTAAGAATAAAACGAATAGTTCTATCTTTTAAATGATTAATACTAAATGCTAAGTCTTTATAATCTTCTGACGGATGTTCATTTTTATAGTTTTCATAATCTGGGTACGTTAATGTATCATCCATAAAAAAGAAAAACCGACTTGTTTTAAATTCATCTTCACTCATAGTGTCAAAATAGTCTTTGTTTGCTTTAACTTTAATAATAAAAAAGTTATGTTCTGGATATTGCATTTCAAAATTTAACTTGGATTTTTTAAGAGATGATGTAATATGACCTGTTTCTCTCAGTATATATCTAGCGAAGTTATTTTTAAATTGATTAATCGATAGTCCGAAATAAGCATACATTTTATATAAAAAGTGAGTGTCTTTTTATATAGTTTTGAAAAATTGGATAATTTAATTTAAATTTATAATGTATTTGCTATATCTCGTACTTTTTTATTAGTAGATACTGAATATAATATTACGAATAAAATTAATGCAATAAGTGCATATCTAATGTTTATAATATTTCCCGATAATGAATCTATACTACTATCATTCTTCTTAATATTTATTGTTAATCGTTGCGATTTTTCCTCTAAATTTGTAATTTCTTGTTGTTTAGATTCAACTTCATCTTTAATTGTTGTAAGTACAGTTTCTAATTTAGTATCCCAATCATTTACTTGTACTTGTACGTGGTCATATATAAACGCAATTTGTTTATTAGCATTTAATATATTTAAATAATCTCTAAATGCTGCCTTAAGATATGGAACACTCTTTTTATTTCTTAATAATCTTGCATAATCTTCATAATCGAATGAACTATCAGAATTATCAGAATTAATGTTTTGAAACATATCTTTAATTGGATGTTGTAATGCATTCCATCCATTCCCTGCACCTTCATATTTTGCTAATAAATCGTAATTTCTTTCAAGTGATTTCGTAGAATCATATAAAATCTTTGATAATCTATTTAATTCAAGATGGCATTTTTCTCCACAATCATTTGTTGTATGCCAAGATGGGTCAATCCCCCTTGGTAATGCACAAGTTACTTTATCACCATCCCCAGATATTTGGCATAAAGTACTTCTACAACCTAATGCAGTATACATACCTCTTGCAGAACTGTTTGTTACGGATGCTCTTTCATTGGGACTATTCATTACTCCTGAACCTCTATTATGAGTTGCATTTGTCCAATATCCCTTGTGAATATTTATTAATTCTTGTGGATTATTTAATGATGCACACGCCATATTACGTGCTCCTAAATTCATAGTTGTAGGTATTGCATTGGTAAGATTTTCCGATGGTCTGTACATATTTGTTCCACCAATATTTCCACAACTGTCCGATGAAGTTCCTGTACCACAAGATAATCCATATGCAATATTTGCTTTTGCTACTGCTTCAGAACATGTAGGTGATTGAGATATATTTTTTTGTACTTGTATATTTCCAAGTTGAGTATATAATGTATCGTCACTGCTATTGTCTACTATATTTTTACCTCCACATACACGAGAAATATCACTTAATGTTTTTTTTCTAATATAATCGATATTACCAGGTGGCCAATTATTCATATTCTATAACTAATACTAACATTTAATTACAAAATTAAATGTTTATAAACATAAAATAAAATTATTATATGAAATTATTATATGAAATTATATGAAATTATATGAAATTATCGTAAATAGTATTTAATTGTTTTTATATATAGTAAAAAATATTGTTAATGATACAATTAATGCAAACATAGTAAACATATGTTCTTTACTAAAAACTTTTTTATCTGAATATAATTTATTTCTTATTTTATCATTTAATAATCTTTGTTTAGAATTATCAATTTTATTTATCTGATTTGAAATAGTTTCTCTTAATGAAAGTATTTTTTTATCTTGTTCGCCAATAAGTTTATCATTTGACAAAACCTCATGTCTAAATGAATTAACTTCGGATATAACACCTTCAATTGATGTGTTTAACTTATCTCTTATACCAGATAATTGACGTTTAAGTTCATCGGCAAAATCTTGTTGGTCAGTTGAACGTCCAAATCTTGCATCATAATATCTATTTCTTGCTGTTTCTAATTCGGTTTGAATTGTACTTACATTTTCTGCTAAATCAACTAATCTATTTTTTCTTTCCATTTCAAAATCTCTCGATGAAACATTTCTTTCATTTTCTGTTAATGATAATTCATTTATATTTAATCGTGACATATCTATTTATTTACAATATTATTTATTTACTAAATTATAAAACATATTTAATGTATTTGTAAAAACGTTATTAGGAAGAAATGCATTCGCATACTTTGTTTTTATTGCTGTTACAGCAACGTCTTGTTCCATTAAACCATATTTAATTAAATAGCAAGCTACAACGGTAGGTGATAATTGTCGTCCGTTTTCACAACATACCAATACTTTTATATTTGATATTAAATAATTATCTATAATTTCCGTTACAGATAATGCATATCTATATAACTCTTCAACTCGATCTGCATTTTCACCATTAATTGGTATAGAATGTTCATATTTAACTTTAACATTTTGCATTCCCTTAGATATATTTACAATAGCAGTTATCCCCTTTCCATTTAAACCCATATTATTATTAGCATCACCAATATCTCCGATCCATAAATTTGGAATAATTTCTATCATTGCTTTATTTAATATAATATATTCAATAAGTAAAGTTTACTATTAAGTAGTTTATACTTATAGAATAAAATATAGAATAAAATATAAAATATAATGGAAAAATATACTGAATATAGATTTTTTTATAAAGCAGATGACAGTAATGACAATGATGACAGAAATGACAATGATGACAGTAATGACAATGATGACAGTAATGACTATGTTTGTTATACTATCTCGACATATCAAAATGATATTGGTTGTAAAAATAATTATTTAAACATTCTTAATTCTATTGTAAATTCTGAGTCAGTTCCATATGAATCAATTCCTAATAATTTTATTGAAGTATATCCTTTACCTATGTTTAAAACGTCTTGGGGAACAAATGCTATTGAAATTTTTAAAAAGTGTGATTCAAATTATATTGACAGATTTGAAATTTCTAAATTATACTCTCCAAAAATGAAAGATAAAATACAATACGATAAAATGATGTATAATATGAGGAGATTATCGGATTATGAATATATATCTGATACAATTCCTAAATTGTCATATTATGTAAATGATATTGAATTATTTTATAAAAGTAATTCTCTTAGTATTGATGATTTTGAATTAGATTATTATAAATCTATATATAACGAACTTGGTCGATTACCAACAAATGTTGAATTATACGATTTATCTCAATCTAATAGTGAACATTCTAGACATTGGTTTTTTAGAGGTAAATTAATCGACAATGAAAATAATATTGATGTTTTAGATGGTAAATCTTTAATGGATATTGTAAAAGAACCTCTTGATAATATTTCGAAAAATGGTATTAATGCGAATGTAAGTAAGATAGCTTTTAAAGATAATGCCAGTTGTATTATTGGTGATGATATCTATGAATTACAACCTATAATACATTCACGGGATTCGGTATATTTACCTTCTTACAAAAAAATATGTTCTACTTTAACTGCTGAAACACATAATTTTCCTACTGGTATATGTCCTTTTCCTGGTGCTACAACAGGAACAGGTGGTAGAATAAGAGATACTATTGCTATTGGAAAAGGCGGCGAAATGAAAGTTGGAACTATAGGATATTGTGTTGGAAATATTGATGCATTCTTATACAATGAAGATGAATATAATACAGTTTCTATAAAAGAAATTCCGAATGAAATTATCAATATTAATAAAAATAATATTTATCCACCAAGTTTTGATTGGGTTCAAAAAAATTGTTCTGTTAATCCACTTACAATTCTTATAGAAGCAAGTAATGGTGCATCTGATTATGGAAATAAAATTGGTGAACCATTAATCAACGGGTTTGTTCGTTCATTTGGAATTGATGTTGTTGAAACAGAAAACAAAACAGAAAACAAAACAGAAAACAAAATAGAAAGATTAGAATGGTTAAAACCTATATTATTTAGTGGTGGTATTGGAACAATGGATGAAAATAAATGTAAAAAAGATATCGATATAGGTGATTTAATTATTATGTTGGGTGGTCCAGCATATCGAATTGGTGTTGGTGGAGGTTCTGCTTCCAGTAGACAACAATCATCAGAGTTTGTAAATCAAGATTTCAATGCAGTTCAAAGAGGAGATCCTGAAATGGAAAATAGATTAGTTCGAGTTATTCGTTCGTTGACTCAATGTAAATTTGAAATAATAAAATCTATTCATGATCAGGGTGCAGGTGGTTTAGGAAATGTTGTTAAAGAAATATGTGATCCATTAGGTGCTGATGTTGATATAGGTAAAGTAAATTTTGGTGATAAAAGTATGTCATCCCTTGAAATATGGGTTGCTGAGTATCAGGAACAAGTTACTATTGTTATATCACCTTTAAATTTGAATGTATTAAAGGATATTTGTAATCGTGAAAATTTACCATTTGCAGTAATAGGAAATATAACAAATACTGGGAATATAGTTGTAAAAAACTCAAGAATATCAAATGAATTATCACCGATTGTTGATTTACCATTAAATAAAGTCCTTGGTGATGTTCCAAGAAAAACATTTAATGTTTCAGATTATGGTTCATATAGTTATAATCCAAATAAATTGTATCCAAATAAATTGTGTCCAAATCAATACCCAAATAAAGACACAAATGATATTTTTACAACACATAGTGAATTAATTGAAAAATATGGATTAAAAACATTAAATTTAGTTTTGGGTTCGATGTCAGTAGGTTCTAAAAATTTTCTTACAAGTAAAGTTGATAGAAGCGTAAGTGGTCTTGTTGTTAAACAACAATGTGTAGGTTTTACAAGTTCAACAGTTAATGATTATGCTTTGATAGCACATTCTTATTTTGGAACAACTGGTACAGTTACATCTATTGGAGAACAACCTATAATTATGATTCGAAATCCAAAAGCGGGTGCACGAATGGCAGTTGCAGAAATGATAATGAATATGATAATGTGTCCTATTAAATCAACATCTCAAAATAATGGATTAAGTGGGATTCGATGCTCATCTAATTGGATGTGGCCATCTAAAACTGGAAAAGATGGATTACGATTAGCAGATGCAGCAAAGAGTATGGCGAAATTTATGACTGATTTAGGTATCGCTTGTGATGGAGGAAAAGATAGTATGTCAATGCGTGTTTCGTCGAAAGATACCATTATGGAACCAGTGACGGAACCAGTGACAGAACCAGTGATGGAACGAAATAAAATTACAACGGTAAATGCCCCGGGTTCTTTAGTTATTTCTGGTTATGCACACGTTTCCAATATTAATCATTGTTTATCAAGTGGTTTTGTTGGTATTAATAATAGTATAATATTAATTGAAATGAATAAAAAATACAGATTAGGTGGTTCTGTATTTGAAATAAATACAAGAAATTTTGATTATGTTATAAATAATATTGGAGATGATACACCAGATATTGAAAATCCCCAAATGTTAAAAGATTTATTTGTTTGTATTCAAAATTTAATTTGTGAAAATATGATATTATCAGGACACGATAGAGGAGAGGGTGGATTAATTACTACTATATCTGAGATGTCTTTCCCAAACTTAATTGGAGGTCAATATTTAATTAATGGTGATATTTTTAACGATATAGAAGACGATATATCAGAAAATAATAAAGAAATTAAAATTTATCAAAAATTACAATCTTATATGTATTCTGAAGAAATTGGATTAGTTATTGAAGTATCTAGTAAAAATGAACAATATGTTATGTCAAAATTAAAAGAAATAGGTTGTTTCTGTTCTAAAATAGGAACAACTACTTCGGAACCTTCAATAATTATACGTTATAATGAACATTTTAATGGACATTTTAATGAACATTTTAATGGACATTTTAATGAGAAGTTAAATGTTAATTTTGATGAGAATATTTATAAAAATATATATGGTAAATGGGATATATTATATTTAAAAAATATTTGGGAAAATATTAGCAATAGAATTAATAAATTACAAGGAAATGTCAAAACATCTTGCGAAGAAAGTAATCAATGGAATAAATACCAACTTGATAAAATAGGAAACAGAGATAATGTATTATATAATTTATGGAATTGTAATACTGATATCAAATTTAATATTAAAATAAATCATCAATTCAATAATTTTTATGATAAAATGAATATAATGAATGATTATTTACCAGATGAAAAATATGTAGGCATTATTCGTGAAGAAGGTAGTAATGGTGATATAGAAATGGCATATGCGTTTTTTGCAGTAGGTTTTACAGTAATCGATATTAATACATATGATCTTATAAAAAATCCTAAACTTTTACAAAAATTATCTGGAATTGCTTTTGTTGGTGGGTTTAGTTATTCTGATGTTTTTGGTGCTTCAATGGGTTGGTATAAAAGTTTAATATCAAATGAGGATTTGATAAAAGAATTAGAAAATTTTAAAAATAGAAATGATACATTCAGTTTAGGAGTATGTAATGGTTGTCAGTTGATGTCATTGTTGGGATGGGTCGGTAAGGTCGGTAAGGTCGGTAAGGTCGGTAAGGTCGGTAAGGTCGGAACCGTAGGAACTGTAGGAACCGTCGGAACCGTCGGAACTGAGGATCATATAGATAATATTAAAACTTGTAGTCAAATATTTAGAAAAAATAGTTCTAATCGCTTTGAATCACGATTTTCGATGGTAAAAATTCTTAAATCACCATCAATTATGTTAAATGATTTAGATGAATCTGTTTTGGGAATATGGGTAGCACATGGTGAAGGAAAAGCATCGAAAGAATTGATTTCTGAATTAATCGAAAATAATGATGACGATACATCATTGTTACCAATAAGATATGTTGATTTCAATGGTAATATAACAACCGATTATCCTGAAAATCCAAATGGTTCTTATTTGGGTGTTGCAGGTATATGTTCTGAAGATGGAAGACATTTGGCAATGATGCCTCATCCTGAACGCTGTGTTATTGAATGGCAAATGCAATGGATACCAGATAAATTAGTATCTAACAGACATACACCTTGGATTAAAATGTTTTCAAACGCATATGAGTGGGTATTAAAACATTAAAATGTGCTTTATTTTAGTTTTTTTTAGTTTTATTTTAACTTTATTTTAATTTTTATTTTAGTTTTTATATAAACATTAATGACACAATACTATTAGTTAACAATGACGACACGTATTATCCATTCACCTAATTGTTGTCATACCGCAAAAGAAGTATCTTGGTATGCAGCAACATTAATAAAACCCGATGAATTGGTATTTGCAGGTTATACAAACGGCAATTTATTTACAAAAGATGTAATGGGGAAAAAAATTTATAATTTTCTTTCATATGAAAAGGATTATACTATAAATTTTAATAATAGTAAAATTAATATAATAATAAAAAAACTTTATTATGAACAATATAGACCAGATCTTACAACAACTAATGCAGCAGAATTTTTCTTTGACATTATATTATCCGGTGAATCAAATGAGATAATTGATTTGTTTATTAAAACTGCTAAAAAAAAATATAGAGAAGATATTTTAGATGACACAGATGATGTAAATAAAATTAATTGTTGGATGTTTGATGACGGTTATTGGGAATCGAACTATAAATCAAAAAAACGAAATATCGATACTGTATATCTCCCCAAAAATACCCGTGATAATTTAATTGATGATATAGAAAGTTTTATGTCGAAAGATAGGGAAAAAATGTATGATAGAATGGGTATACCATATAAAAGAAATTATCTATTTGAAGGATTGCCAGGTAGTGGTAAAACAAGTCTTATTAGAGCAATCGCGTCAAAATTTAATATGGATATTGGATTTATTACATTATCTAGTAAAACAACAGATTCAGTTATTAATAGGGGAATAAGAAGAATTCCAAAAAAATGCATTTTGGTTTTGGAGGATATTGATTGTTTATTTGTCGATAGAAAACAAGGTGATATTGATAAAAATAGTATTACTCTTAGTGGTTTATTAAATATATTGGATGGTATAAATCATACAAATGGTCTTATTACAATATTGACAACAAATTATGTTGATAGACTTGAAAAGGCACTAATTCGTCCTGGGCGAATTGATTATAAGATTTCATTTAAATATGCTGTAAAAGAGCAAATTGAACAAATGTATAAAGTATTCTTTCCTGATAGAGAGGATACTGATGAATTTGTTATAAAAACAAAAAATATAAAAATGACAACTTCTGCATTACAGCAATTTTTATTTGAAAATTTATTTAAAAAAATTTGTAATCCCTTAAAAAATATTTCAGAATTAGAAAAACTATGTCAAACTAATGATGTGTCCGAAAAACTATATATGTAATTAGGATGAATATAAACCAGGCCAATGTTTGATTTTGTTAGTAGCACTTAGGGTAGGAAATGCGGATAAATGACGACGCAATCCTTCTTGACTAAGGCGTGGTTTATATTGCACCGTTGTGGGTGTTGTAGACGCAATTCTAGATTCAGTCTCGGCAATCGCACCTCTTCTTACTGCTTGTAGTTCAGCTCGTCTACCACGTTCGTGTTGTTGTGCTTTTATCTTTAGATTATTAATTCGTCGTGATTGTAGATTCATCTGTGAACGTAATCTACGTTTTATTTGTTGAGTTTTTGTCTGTTGTACTCTTCTCTTTTGAGTTTGTTTTGCCATTAATTCTTTTGCTTTTTGTTGAATTCTTTTTTGTTGTAATTTTCTCTTAGTAGTTCTTGAATCATTTGAATAAACACTGTTGGTATTGTTTCTTCTAGAAAACTTTATGTTGTTAATACTTTTACCATATTTTTTTAAAAATTTTTCTCTGTTGTCTGTTTTTTTAGATTTTTGTTTTCTAATTTGTTGTAATACTTGGTTACGTGTTTGTTTCTTAATCTTTTGTTTTTCTGCATTATTTGCAGCACGTTTGCGTTTTTGGTCATCCATGTGTTTATCCATTTGAGCACGTAATTTCGCTTTTAGTGCGACTTGACGTTCTTCTTGTTTTCTAATAATTTGTTTTGCTTGGGATAATTTTCTTTCGGATTCTTCTTTTTCTTTTAATAATTTGTTTTTTTCTTCGATAACTGCTAATTTTTTTAATTCAGTGACAAAGTCATCTAAACTTTTTGAATCATATACATTATATTTTTGTTTTAATTGATTTAATAATCTAATATTATATATTGTTTCAGCATCATAATGTAAATTTCTGTCTAAATATTTACACATTTTAGCAACTTCACTTAATAGCACATCGGTTTTAACTTTTTTATTGGTAATTAAATCTGAACGAGTATTTAATTGTTTCTTTATACGATCA